AGCCGGATCTACCATGACCGGATAAAATGTATATTTGACAGATGCCTGATCATTATCTTCGTATGTAGTAAACTCAATATCAATGCTAAGTTCTAGAAAATTAAAACTATCATATATCCCAATTTTATCAGAGATGACAAACTCTGCAATTGTAGTTGGTTCTAATACACTTTCGTAAATATCAGCACGAGCACAATATGGTGTTAGTCCAAGTTTTTTTCCACCTGGAGCATTTAACTGAAATGTTATAAGCTTATATTTGCCTTCAATAAATTGTGTTGCACTCATTTTCTAATTTGCTCAATAAATGATTTTTCAACATCTGGTAAATAACTTGACTTAATCATGCTAATATACCTTTTAAGCTCATTCTGTTCTTCTTCATAATCATATGCATAGACAGGCGCCCAGAATGGTGTCTCTGAAGGATTGATATTTTCTTTTAGAATAGTTACCTCTATGATTCCATCTGCAGTCGAAACTGCAAAGTTGCCCTCCACGTGCTGAACAATAAGAATACCGGCATCCACATCTTTAGATACTAAAGTGCCTGATGCACTGACTGATGATTGAGAAATTATATCATCAACATTAAATCCAGAGATATCGGCTGATATTGTTAATTGCACAATACGATTGGTAGAAACAACCCAATCGTCTTTAACTCGCTCATAACCAATAATCTGATTTGTTGTATTTAGTTTTGGTTTCCAGTACTTCATAATATTAATAGAAAGATTATTATACACTGTTTCGGAGATTAGACTCTCATCGGGCGCCCAATCATTTCTATAAAACAAAATTTTATTTCTAGCAATATCTGTAGATCCATACTTGCCAACAATATAATTCTTAAAATCCTCAGGTGACTTGTAGTAGTCATGATATGGATCTATAATGTTATTAGTCATATAGATCAACCAGTCATACTGTGCAGAGTTGTAATAATTAAAAGAAAGAATATCAGGCCGTGTGGTTCCATCTTGAAGGACGTAATCAAAGTTAGCGTAGATATCTTTCTTAGTTTGTTCAGTAAAGTCTACACGTGCAAGAATGTTTTTGGCAGGAGTACCATTATAGTCAACAAGTGGAAATCTGCTAAAATATTTTGTCATTGGTTTCTTGTTACCCCAGCTTGAATATTTGATGCACCTAGCGCAGAGCCAGAACTTACACCTCTATAGCCGCTTTTTGTTACTTCAGTAAATTTACTGACAACGTCACCAACACCCAATTTATTAGCGGCAGTATTAAGAGCATCTTTGGCTTGTTCAAGACCGTCTGGACGATCGCCTGGTTTAAATCCATAGTCCTTAGCAGTCTGAATCTCTGTTTCGATCAACTGTATTTCAAGTTGGATCATTGTTGGATATTTTTCTTTACTTGACGCGGTAGCAAAGAATGATGGTAATCCTGCTGGAGCATAGTTAACTGAGACACTTTTAATAAGACATTTCTTAAACGTAATTAAATCATTACCCCATGGCATTAGTTTAACATCTACCATTGGTGGGTATAGAAGTACGGCTGTTCCTGTTGTACTATATGCTGGCAATGAGTTCTTTTTGATCTCATTGATAATTTCTTTTAGATTCTTACTTTCTTGTGGATTGCGTGGAGCAAATGTCCATTGAAAACTGTGGTTTCTGAGTTCAACACCGCTAAACAGTGCTTGTAAGTGAGGATTAGGAACTGCTCCCAACGCTTGACCTAATATGTTTGCAGCGTTGCCTTCAAACTTTTGTGCAAGTGCACCATATAAAATAGCAAATTCTGTACCTGAAACTTTATCACCAGCTCCTCTAAGAAGATCTACTCCAAGATCTGCAAGACCTCCTACGAGTGCTCCTTGTTCGGAATCACCAATATTCAGATCAAAGTTTTCTTTAAGGTCTCTTGGGATAGGAAGTTGAATTGTTCTAAATCTTTTAAAAATTGCTTCCATTTGAGGACTTGGGCGGTGATAACTCTGAAAGTCTAGTGACATATAATATTGACCCATTTGGTCAGGAAACTGCATTACCATTGGGTTTGTAATATTTTGCTCATTAATTGCCTGCACTGCATCCATAGTTGTTTCGGCTGCACCAACAAGAATCTTTTCTTCAATTTCTCTAGGTGAAACCCGGTTCTGTTCAGTTGTAGCTGATCTAAAGAAGGTATCTGATCTGCCGACAGAGAATGCATCATTAAAACGTGCCGATATCTGAGAAGTTATCTGATCAGATAAACCAATCTTACTAAGTCCTTTGGCAACCGCACCTTCAACCGCATTTTCAAACTTTTGTTCTAGGTTATTGATCGCATTATCAACAATACGGTCTAAAATACCGCGTTTCTTTTTTAAACGTTCGACACTAATATTAATAATACGATTTGACATTGGCGGCTCTTTACTGAAAGTCTCTCAATCTATTTATAAATAGAAAATGGCATATAAGGGAAAGTTTCAGCCGAGAAACCCTCAAAAGTATCTTGGTGATCCAACGAATATCGTTTATCGTAGTAGTTGGGAACTAAAATTTATGGGGTGGCTTGATGACCATCCTGGTGTATTACAATGGGGTAGTGAAGAACTAATCATTCCCTATAGGTCTCCTATTGACAATCGAATCCATCGATACTTCCCAGACTTCATTATCAAGAAGAAGACGCAGGATGGTAAGATTGATACAGTCATTGTTGAGATCAAACCATCTGCACAGACGCGGCCGCCGGTAGTGATAAATAAGCCTAATAAGCGTTATATTAATGAAGTCATGACATGGGGTGTCAACGAAGCCAAATGGAATGCTGCTACCAACTATTGCAAAGATCGTGGTTGGAAGTTTGAGATTATAACCGAGATAGAATTAAATATTAAGTTTTAGTAGGGATATATCCAAGTCCAAGAACCATCCGGTTTATAAAATCTTTTTCGGCCGGTTACCGTGGCTGATTGTTTTTTTCCAGCCGCGACGGAACTTTTCCACGTTTTTCCTAAAGCAGGTGATTCTCTTAATTTTCGTTTTTCACTCATTTTCTTCTTTGTAGCATCGGAATGTTTTTTATTAAACATCGTATTTAAACCGCTATTTTGATTTTTGCATCTGGCATTTGGCGATGCTAACATTGCTGCACTTATATTTTTCCTTGTTTCATTGGTTCTTTTTAAACCAATGTTACCAATGCTTATTAGTTTTTTTGATTCTTCGGTGTGGTGTCTATTATGCATTGGACTTAATATAGCGTTTTCATCATGCCATACAGACAAACAAAAATCCTCATATGAGGACGGTTCTATGTGTTCCAGACCAAAATGATCAGAAATCGTATTAAAATTGCTCGTGCAGGTCTTATAGAGATTAGTATAAATAATCATAAGCTGGTGCTCCTTAATAGCATTAGAGTGGTTGGGTTTCCGAGGCCGCGAACCATATTTTATTTATCCGGAATCAACTTTTAATGTCAACCGTATTTGATACAATCATTACTCAAGGTGTCCGTTCTGGTCAGATCCCCGCCCGTACGCAGGACGCCAGGGAGTGGTTTCGTGAGACTGCCAAGAAGATCTCACGCCTCAATGAGCGTGACCTTATGCGTGGCGATACATCACGACTAACTAATAAGACTATTATCGGTTCAATGTACATGTATTACTACGACCCGAAGTGGAAAGATGAACTTCCATATTATGACCGCTTCCCGCTGGTTTTTCCGTTCCGCAGAGTGCCTGGTGGATTTTATGGTCTCAACCTTCACTATCTGCCATTGCCACTTCGTGCACGTTTGATGGATGGTCTGTATGACTATGCCAACAATACACGGTACGATGAGTCAACTAAGATTAAGATGAACTATTCGCTCCTACAGTCGGTATCAAAGCTTAAGTTCTTTGAACCATGTGTGAAGCATTATTTAGATGAACATGTGCGTTCTAGATTTATGTACATATACCCATCAGAATGGGACGTCGCTTTATTCTTGCCTACAGAACGATTTGTGAAGAAGACAAAGACACAGGTTTGGAGTGAATCAAAGAAAATGCTAGGGGTTAAAAAGTAATGAACAAAGTCGAAAAGCTCATTGCAAGGGATAATGAAAGGGCAGCGATGGCCAATGCCCGCTTTAATGAGCAAGTTAAAGCCGCCGCGCCAGAGGCCACAGCGTCAAATAGAGAAACCGAACCAAAATCCACCCCTAAAAACGATCCGGTTTTATCAACAGGATTTAATATTAACAGTTTCAGATCTGAAATTATTAATAATGACGTACTGCCATCACATTCGTATCTTGTTACATTCTCTCCATTTAGAATTGGGTTTCCTGAGAATGCTCCTTTAACCAACTTTGTTACAAATAAAAGAAATATACTTGTAATGAGATGTGAAAATGTTGTTCTCCCAACTCCTTCTTTATTAGAAGAAGAAAACATCCGCAGATATGGTTATGGCCCAGTTGAAAAAATTCCATATGGTGTTCAATTCAGTGATGTTTCAATGACATGGTTAGTCGATAAGAGAGCTGAGATTATTGACTTTATGCATCAATGGATGAATACTATTGTTATGCATGACTCACCAAATACTAATATGTTAAAATCATATGATCCTGAAAAATCAAGGGATGGTGTCTTTTATAGTTATAGCCCATTTGATGTTGGTTATAAAGATGGATATGCCAATCCTGTTGTAAGAATATACGTATATAACCGTCAAAATGAAACTGTGACGGAATATGAAATGTATGATGTATTCCCTATGAATATTCAATCAATAAATCTTGGATGGGCGGATGAAAATCAAGTTCAAAAACTAACTGTTAATTTTGCATATACAAACATGAGAGTGAAAGCTCCTCAGAAGACTACAGCTACACAAATGAATTCTGTAATGGAAATGGAAATGACAACCAGTCCTAATGAGGAAATAAACCAACCTTCTAATAAAGGTGGTAAAGCCGCCGCTGATAAAGCTACTTCACCTATTGATGAAATTACTGTTTCTTCGGTTAACGCCAGTAAGCCATTTTCATATGAATCAGAACCACAAACACTTAACCTGGGTACACCAGCAACGCTCACTTTAACAACTCGAGAACTAACACCGTAATAATGGAGTATTATAATGCCTTTGCCAAAAATTGATCAACCACTATTTGACATGACTATCCCTTCAACAGGAAAGAAGATTATATTCAGACCTTTCCTGGTTAAAGAAGAGAAGATTCTTTTGATTGCACAACAAAGTGGTAATGATAGTGAAATCATCAGAGCTATCAAGCAGATTCTAAACAACTGTATTCAAGATGAGATTGATCTTGATACATTTACTATCTTTGATCTTGAGTATGCCTTCCTTAAGCTTCGTGCCAGATCAGTCAACAACGTTGTAAAACTGGCATATCGTGACACCGAAGATGATGAAGTCTATAACTTTGAACTAGATCTAGATACTATAGAGATTGAAATGCCTGAGAAGATCAACTCTAAGATTGTTATCACTGATGAAGTCGGCATGACAATGAAATTTCCTTCAGCATCAATTACTGATAACATGACTGATTTTGATAATGAAGTTGACCTGATGACATTCTTTATTGTCAACTGTATTGACACAATCTACGACGAAGAAAAAGTGTATGTTGCTAATGATTTTAGTGAAAAAGAAATCTCTGAATTCTTAGATGGTCTTGATGTTAAGTCATTTGAAAAAATTCGTGAGTTCTTCGAAAGCGTTCCAAGACTATACCACAAGATTGAATATACCAATTCTATCGGCAATGAACGTTCTATTGAACTAACAAGTCTTAAAGATTTTTTTATGTGGGGCTGAGTCACACAACCCTAGCAAGATACTATTCAATGGTATTTTCTTTAGCTCAGCATCATAAATATTCAATGGGTGAAATAGAAGGTTTGATACCATACGAGAGAGATCTCTATGTTGATATGTTATTGGAGTTTTTAGAACAACAGAAGCAAGAAATAGAGAGTAGAAAAACGTAATGAGTTTAGCTAGTAAAGTTGCAGTCGGATTCGGAGCTAAAACATTAGTAAATGCCGTTGGCGGCGCTATATCCGGTGCTTATGGAATTGTATCTAAAACTGGCAAAGCTATTGGTGACGCTGGCAAAGCTTTAGGATCGGCTGCGCAAAATACTAAAGAATCAGGCGCACCATCTAATAATGTAGTTATTGCTAATACCGGTATGGCTGGTTCTGCTGGCAAACAAAAAGTAACTGGCGGTGGAACTCTTCCAGCACTTAAAGCAGTAGCAAAACCGCAGGTATCTACTAAGATGCCAACAGAAGAATTACTAAATACTGTTGTAAAATATCTATCGTCCATTGATCAATCACTTAAAGCACAATTTGATCTTGATATCAATTCTTATCAAGAGCAAGCGCGTGCTGAAAGAGAAGCTATCATTGAAAACAAGCCATCAAACACTTTCAGTGATATGAAAGATCGTTTGACAGGACTTAAATCTGATACTAAAGATAACGTTAGTATGGCCGGAACAATTTTAAAGTATGCTGCAATTCTAGGTGGAGCTGCAGCACTTATTGCTAGTGCGCTGAATGAAAAAGAACTAAATGCTCTTAAAGAAAACATAGATGAATTTAAGAAAAAATTTAGTTGGCTAGGCGACATGGCGTCATTCATTGGTATTGGCGGATTGACTGGTTTTATTTTTGGTGGTAAAGGCGGTCGATTAAAGGGCGGGCTTCGTGGTATTATTGCAGCACATGTTATTGATAGATTGTATTCATTATTTACAGGCGGATATAAAAAAGATGAAAACGGCAATATTTTAATTGATCAAAACGGTGAACCAATTAAAGAAAGTCGTTCGATGTCTGCCACTGGATATGGTTTATCTGCGGCTGCTGGCATAATGGCTGTTAGAGATATTGCAAAAAGATTACCGGCAGTTAAACTTGCCGGCCAGACAGCAGGACAACTAGGTCGTGTAGCTGGATCATCTTCTGTTGCAGGCATGCAAGCTGCTACTAGAAAAGGCACAACTTGGTTAGCAACACGTCGTGGCCGCAAGTTCCTTGTTATTCTTGGCCGTAAACTTGGCAAAGGAGTAGTTGCTAAAATTTTTAAATATCTGGCACGAATTGTTGCTGGATTATTAGCCATGGCTACTGGCATTGGAGCTGTCCCTGGAATATTAATGATTCTTGCAAGTGTAGTATTTATTGGACTTGATGTATATGATGTAGCAACTTCAATATATGATGCGTTCAAGGAGTCTGGTGCTGATGATACAACAGCTATGGCGATTCCAGCTGGAACTGAAGAACAAGATGCAGCAAAGGTAGCAGGAACGACTGCCGGATCTAATACACAAACACAAACGTCAGCATCTATAGGACAAGATGCAACGAAGGTAGCTGGAACGCCTGTGAGCTATTCTACCACAAGTTCAACTAATAGCCAAAACAAAACTATTACAAGTGTTATTGAAGGAGGTGCCGGATATACAACTGTTGCGTATTCTGATGGCACTATAGAAAGACGCGGTGGAACTCTCCCAGCTCGCACAAATAATCCTGGTAATATTATGGATGGACCACTTGCAAGGTCTTATGGTTCTGTAGGTTCATCACCATCTACAAACGGCCCACCAAATGCAGTTTTTCCTACGCGAGAAGCAGGTTTTGTTGCAATGGATGGTTTGCTTAAAAGCAAATATTCAAACGGCCCAATTGGACAAACAATAGAATCTTGGGCAACTGATTCTAGTCATCCAGCAAAAGTTATTGGCGCGGCCAAAGTTGATCCAAGTAAAAGATACATTGATTTCACTAAAGATGAAAAAGTGCGATTTATGCAAGCATTAGCAAAAGTTGAAGGTTTTTATGCTGCAGGATCTGGCCCTTCAATTCCTTCTTCAAGCAGTGACAGTTTATTTTTTGGCAATAATAGCAGAACTCAAGGTTCTAATGCGACCGCAGATAGTTCATCATACAACTCGAGTTCATCTGGAGCAATGAATTTAATTAATTCCGGCGTGGAACAAATAGGTAAAATATTTGGTATGCTCGGGTCAACTGTTATTAAACCTGGTGTTGCACGTAATTTTACACCATCTG